ATATCGTAATGCAATCCGAAGCCGTTACTCATAAATCTCTACTTTATGGCGATTATATACTTGTAACTCTTAGAACGATTTACTACCCAGGTACAAGCGAGGATTATCTGAAGAGTAAGGGTTTAGAAGTCGGAGTATGGTACGAGCAAGACTTACGTATTAGCATGATTATAACTTGTGATGGTCCTGAAGAATACAGAGACCGATGGGTAACATCCTATTTAGTAGATCCGCATATTGATAAATTGAGTACAATTCGTAAAATGAAATAATGCAAGTATTAAGAGAAAATAAAATGACACATCATAAAGCACTCATAGCTGGGTGCTTTTCTTTTACTCTAAATTCAAACACGAGCCGACGATGAACAGCAATCATGGGAGCGCGTACCGTTCATACCTTTCAAGAATAATGACTTCGAACTTCCTGATTTGCAATTTGTCAAGACGCTGGTTGATAATTACGACTTGACTCGCTCCGACGTAGCAAATCTCCTGGAGGATATCAAGAACATTATTTATGCTTTAAAGGGATATGGTGGAGAAAGTCTTTCGGATTTTATGCGAGACTTAGCTTATTACCGTGCGATTAAGTTGGACGAGGATGGTGGTCTTGATAAGGTAGAATCAACTATTGATATCGAAGCAGCTAAAACGCACTTCGAACAACTTAAGAAAGATGTGTTTGATTTCGGTCAGGGTGTTGATAAGAACTCTGATAAGTTGGGTAATAGTCCAAGTGGTATTGCTTTAAAGTTCATTTACTCTGGATTAGACCTTAAGTGTAATGCTATTGAGGACTGGTTTAAGTGGTCATTTGAACAACTTATGTACTTCATTAACAAATACTTTGAGGTTACTAATCAGCTGATATCGAGCAAGGAACTAGAGATTACTTTTAACCGTGATATTGCCATCAATGAATCAGACGCTATTACAGATTGTAAGAACAGCCATGGAGTTATATCTCAGATTACAATAGTTAAGAACCATCCATGGGTTGAAGATGCTGACGAAGAAATAAAACAGCTTGCTAAAGAGCAAGCCGAAAAAGTTGATGATTATGCCGATCAAGGCGGTGATGTAACCGATGGCGAAGAGTAAGGAGTATTGGAAGAAGCGTTTTGAGAAGTTAGAGGATGATGCGTATCGGACCAGTAAGGAGTACTATGATGATCTAGCCAAACAATTTATACGTGCTTCAAAAGAGATTGAGATGGAGATAGCGTCGTGGTACTATCGAGTTGCTGAGAATAATGAAATTAGCTATTCCATGGCTAAGCGATATCTAAACCGGAAAGAAGTCAAAGAGTTCCGATGGAATGTAGAAGAATACATCAAATACGGTAAGGAAAATGCTCTTGATCAGAAGTGGATGAAAGAGCTTGAGAATGCATCTGCCAGAGTTCATATTACAAGGTTAGAAGCTATTAAGATCCAATTACAACAGTTGGTAGAGAGATTGTTTATCGAGTATGAGGGCGGTACCTCTGACTTGCTGAACAAGACGTTTAGGTCTTCCTACTACAAGTCAGCGTTTGAGATTGCAAAAGGTACTGGAGTAGGTAAGAATCTCCATGCACTAGATGATAATTTGATTAGCGATTTTCTTCGTAAGCCTTGGGCTGCAGATGGTAAGGATTTTAGTAGTCGTATATGGAAAAACAAAGAGGAGCTTATACGGACTCTACATACCGAGCTAACTCAACAACTTGTACGTGGGTCAGATCCAGGCAAGACTATCGATGCCCTTGCTAAAAAGATGGATGTTAGTAAAAGCAAAGCCGGTAATTTGATTATGACTGAGACTGCAGCTATTAATTCAATGGCTCAAAAGCAATGTTTTAGTGACTTAGACGTAGAGAAGTATGAAATCATCGTTACAATGGATATTAAGACTAGTCAGATATGCCGTGACATCGATAAAAAGTACCACAACGTCGGTATTGATTTAAAAGATTATCAAGTCAACGTAACAGCTCCACCATTCCATTGTAGATGTCGAACATGTACGTGTCCTTTCTTTGATGACGAGTTCACGGAAGGCTCAACGAGAATCGCAAGAGATCCTGTAACCGGAAAGACGTATTACGTACCAGCAGATATGACGTATCAGGAATGGTACGATAAATATGTGGTGAATAATCCAGATGCGCTACTTGCAGAGAAGAAAGTTAAGAACTATGTCATGGATCACAAGCAGTATCAGGAATATAAAGATAGTTTAGGGTCAAATTATGTACCAAAAAATATTGAAGAATTTCAGACACTTAAATATACAAATCCAACGGAATATGGAGTACTTAAAGCGCAATACAAAGGGATGTCATACTACAACAAAGCAATTATGAATGAGAAAGAAATTACAGAGAACGTTAAGAAGGTTGCTTCCGATGTTGACATGGAAACGGTAGGTCTGGAATACAGGGTTAAGGATTCGTATCTACGGAAAATAAGGAGTAAGTACGGAGCTGGTAAAATGGACTATGAAGTCGATGACATAATTCGCTACACATATACAGCCCCTGCTGATGAGCTAGCTAAAAAGACGTTATCATCTATTGCCAAGCACTCAGAGAATGGTTATAATACAATTGAGATAAAAAACTCATGGAACAATCTGAACAATCCGTACAGAGGAATTAACACGACACTAAAGACACAATCAGGTCAAAAGTTTGAGTTACAATATCACACGCCTGAGAGTTTTAAATTAAAAAATGGGAAGATGCATGAATTATATGAAAAGCAGAGACTTATTAATGACACTGAGTCTGAGGAATACATCTTGCTTCGTAACCAAATGTTTGATTTATCTGATAAACTTGAAATACCTGCAGGTATAGAAAGGGTAAAGTAGAATGAGCCAAAAGACATATTATGTTTTAGATGACCTTGACAACCGAGGTGTAGTTGTTAGAGCCGAAGGAAGAAGTCAACAAAGAAATATACCAGGACGGGGA